ATCTTAGTAAATAGTGGCTAAAATAGAAAACCCCCGAACCGAAATTCGAGGGTCTTTTTTGTTAGAGAATCAGGAATTAGGATCCAGACTCACCCAACAAACCACGGACAACAACGAGACCGTACATATCAGGGCGGACCATCTTCTTCGCATAGCGAGTCATGACACCCTTTCTAGGTACGAAGTCTTCTGGTCCGAAGATCGTTGGTGTAGTTTGCAACGGCACGTATGGTGCATACACATATCCACTTTCAAGGAAAGAAGAACCAATACGAGCAACCAATACAACGTTACGTGGGAAGTAAGGATCAACGACAACGTCGAACTTACGGTTCAAAGAACCAACCTTAACAGCACCGATGTCGCCTTTGTCAGCATCAGCAGTTACATTTGCACGGAAACCAGCAGTAAACTCAAGAATGTTTGCAACTTCAGGACCACAAACGATGTGAGTAGCTCCGCCACGCAAAGTTTTTCTGTGGATCTGAGCAGATACGTCATTGATTGTTTCAACCAAAGTCTCATACCACTCAGATACAGTACCAGTGAAGTCAGGAGCGGCTGCAGAAGCACCAATCTCAACACCAGTTTCACGATTTACAAACAAACCAGGAGAGCGAGACCAGTAGTAAGTTGCAGCAGTTGCACCGTTTACAAGGTCAGCCAAGATTTCGCGATCAATTTCAAGAGCAATTTGCTCAGAAAGGATAGAAGTCAATTCAACTTCGGCATCAATGTTGTGGTAGGCGTTCAAGTCTTGACCCAATTCTGGTGTCCACTTTGCTTTCAACTTTTTGGTTTGAGCTGTGATAGCGATTGAATCAACCTTGATGTCGAGCTCTGGAATATCAGCGTTTCCTTCGAGAGGGAAATTGAATCCGTCAATTGCACCAAGTTTATTGGCAGTTGATGTAATTGCATCTTTTTGTGGATATGATCCTGTCAAATCACCAGAAGCAGCACCAAAAGAAGTAGGTGTGTTGGCACCAACGTCGCTCGATTGCCCCACAAAATACATCAAGAGTTCGTTTGAAGAACCGCGGGTTGTAAGTCTTCGAATCTGAGTTAGAGAGGTGGCTGTAACCGAACCAGAAAGAGCCGCGGCTTGAGCAGCAGTAAGAACTACTGGTGACAAGTTTTCCACGTCTAGGTCGGTAGGTAAATCAGAATTTCCAATTTTTACTTCTAAGACTGAATATGTCGGTGTCGCGTCGGCGATTGAAATTAGGTCAGCATCAAATTGCAAAACTTTTAAATCATCCCCAGAAATATTAGCACCATTAGCACCAGAGAGGGCAATTTTTCTGATAGAAACGTCAGCAGCGGCAACTTCTAAAGAGCCAGTGGCTGAGCCATATGCATATCCTGTCATACCACCACGACCTGGTCCGCCGAAATCTTCACGCTGATCTTCTCCGACCAATTTAACGCCGCCGGTTATTTGAGAACCAACTTGATCTGTACCGTAAATTGATTTACCAATTTCGTTTCCAAATCTATCACTTGCACCACTTAAGTCATCACCAAGACCAGTTCCAAAAGTAAAGTCAAGGAAGAAGATCAGACCAGATGGCAAAGACATCGGCTGAACACTTACAAGATCGTTTGCAATCAAACCAGCAAATACGCGACGAACGATTGGAAAAGCAACAGCGGCAAAACCTTCAATACCATTGCTTGACATTTGATTTGATTCTTTCAACAATGACTTAGCTTGGTTTTCAAGCAATACAGCCATGTTTTGTTGTTGTGAGGCATCAAGGCCTTCCAAAAGACCAGTTTGAGCCCACTTATTAAGCAGAGCGGCACCTTCGCGTTCCATGTTGCGATTTACCATGCCCTCTGTAAGAGTTTCGATAATAGACATTTTTAAATCTCCTTAAATTATTTTTTTATGCCCGCAAGCTTTTGCATCTTTTCCAACATTGGATTAATGCTTTGCTTGCTTTCGTTAATGTTTTGTCTTGAATTAAGCATAGAACTTAAGTTCGACTTACGATTGACTGACTCGCTAAGTGATTGTGGACCTTTTTTGCTATTAGGCGTCGATCCCACTGTAGCTCTGAGTGTCTCATGAAGTCTTTTAGCTTCCTTCGGAGACTCCGCATTAGAGATGGCTTCGACAATTTTAGATTTTTGTCGCTCATTCAGGGAGGCATCGCTAAGAGTGCGGTTTTGATATAAAAGTTTTGCGTTTGATAATAAAGACTCCTCAAGGTGGAATTCCAACTTGGTAAGGACGCGTTCCAATTGATTGTTCTGTTGCGTCAGACTCTTTACTGTCTCATGTAATTCGTTAACTTGACCCATAAGCTCTTCTTCTTTTCCATTGTCTTCTTCTGAGGACTCTTCTTCGTAGAGCATTTCGGCCATTTCTTGGTTAAATTCTTCTCTCGATCTATTGTTTCTCCACTTTCCAAGAGAATCTGATTGTGGATCATAATCAACTTCCATTTCTTCTTCAAGTAAGCTTAGGACCTCTTGAAGTTGAACGTCTATTTCTTCATCACCGCCTTCATCGGGTTCTGCTTCTAGATCTCCTAGGAGACTGTCCAAGTCATCTTCTCCACCTTCATCGGGTGTTTCCCCTCCGAGGTCTCCAAGATCGCTTGTGGGCTCTTCTGGCATGCCTTCTGAGGCTTCTAGTTCGTCTTGTGGGATTGAAAAATCGCCGAGATCTAATTCGACCATTCCATTTTCATCTTCTGGGAGATTATCAACCATTGCTGTCAAGTTCATTGAGATGTCATCAAAGCGTGAATCCCATGCAGCAGGAGCTTCAATACCAGCGTCTGCTGCTGGAGCACCCATTGCTGGAGCTTCTTCTTCCTGCATTAGTTCTTCTTCTGCTTCGGCAACAATCGCTTCGGCTCTTTGTGGAGCATCGTCTACTTCGAGCATTTGATCAACAGCTTCTTTAATTTGTTTAGAGTATTTATCAAGAACAGATTGTTCAGCATTTTTAATAGCTTGTTCTCTTAGAGCTGCGGCATCAGCAATTGCTTGTTCTAACATATTGGACATTAATTCATCTCCTGAAAATATTGTTCTCCAATAAATAGTGCTATTCGATAGAAAAAGCTTTTTATTCTATATTGTAGCCATTTGGTGCATAAGGGTTGTAAAAGTAAAAGCCGATTCCATCCGACTGCCAATTTGTTCCACCGTTATTTGAGAACTCAACCGTTAAGGTCCCCGGACCTGAATTGTTTCCAACCACAACGGCGAAAGGGTAAAAGACTCCATCTGTTAAAGAGATGTTTGAACTGGTCCTTGTTTGAGCTGCATGTGCTCCTCCATTATTGACAACGGCGTTGCCGGTAACTAAATTTGTATCTGTCGGAGCAGAATTAAATCCAATCCACAACCATGACGCATCATCAGAATTGGTTCTGAATTGCCAGTTTGCTGCTGTGGTATTGGCCAAAAAATAGCCACGAAATAACCAAGTATCAGTTGTGCCCACAGTGTATGAAGACAGTTGAGTTCTTACGTCAGAGTTCGTTGGAGAGGTTAGGTTGCTCATGTTGTCACTAAAATAAGTGTTAAAGTATCTTCCGAACAACCCGCTTCTTAGTCTTTCTTTTCTATGGGTGATTGGCATTAGATGGTTCTCCTAAACGTCAAGTTTGCTCTAAGTCCTTGTGCTCCTGTTCCTGCTGCTGTAATCTCGAATGTTATATTATCGCCTTGAGATCTCGAACCCGAAGTCACAGTGCTCTGTAGAACAAAATTATTTGTTGCTGAGATTGTTGCTGTAATCAATGTGCCGTCATCGGGATTAGTTACATTGACGGTTGTGTTTCCACTTGAAGCTGTCTCGTCTAAGACAAGTCCAAGAGCTAATAGCTCAAGATTATATGGCGTTGTGAAACGATAGGCGTTTGTATCTGTTTGAAGGTCAAGTCCGGGTATTGATAGTTCGGCCATGATTACATCTTCGAATGAAATAGCAGAATCAAACTGGGTTGTACCAGACACTCTAAGATCAGAATTTACGATTGTGTCATATGTTGAACTATAAGAGTCCCAGATCCTTACTTCTTTCGGAAAGCCTTGGAGATACAACGCGTTGTGTCCATTAAGTCTGAAGTACATATCATCACTGGTATTG